AAGGTATTCCTGGCACCAATCCGCTGCCGACAACATTCATCAACACGGCTGGTGGTGTTCGTGGCGTTGATTGCATATTCATGTCTGGTGGCAACTGGTTCCCACAGAATGATGTGACCTACTACATGGAAGTAGTCGCACATTCGTATTTTATTGCGTCGAGAGCACTTGGTGTTGGAGTGTCAGCGTCAGATCGTGAACTGATCTTCACAAATGCTCCCACGCTGCCTGGATGGAACATAGGAGGCAATTCATTTCCTGCTGGTAGCAATCAAGGTCGTGTTGATCCACCACAGAACGTGACGATTGGTCAAGTCACGAAGTTCGCATACTCGATTGGCAACGGTAGGCGTGTTGCTGCACAGAATGGACAGGTTGGTGTGCCGAACACGAATGTAGTGCCTCGCATCATCACTGCTGGCGTTACATTGTATCTCGGTGGTGCACCCGGTGAGTTCCCTAACCCGAGTGGAATGCCTCTTCGTTATCGTCGCTTCCGCATCTACGACTACGCGATGACGGATGCTGAACTCGTCGCGTTGACGACCTGATGGCCCAAGCTCGATACCGAATTGTCGAAGGTGGCATGCATGATCACTTCCATCGATCACGTGCCAAGATACAGATTGTCGGTGGTGGATATGGGAATGGCAAGACTGCGGCTGCGTGCATCAAGGCACTCAAGTTGGCCATCGAGTATCCGGGTTGCAACGGACTAATCGCGCGTTCGACGTATCCGAAGCTGAACGACACGATCCGTCGTGAGTTCATGCAGTGGTGCCCGCGTGCGTGGATCAAGCGCATGTATACTAAAGACGACAACACACTGATCCTCACGAACGGAAGCACAATCAACTTTCGTTATGTTGCGCAGCGCCGTCGTGAGCAAGAAGAGGCCCAATCGAACTTGCTTTCGGCCACGTATGACTGGGTTGTTGTAGATCAGTTGGAAGATCCCGAGTTCGACCACAAAGATTTCATGGACCTCATTGGTCGGTTGCGCGGTGGCACCACATACGACGGTCAAGACAGATCGATGCCGAAGGTCGGACCACGTTGGTTCATTGCAACCCTCAATCCAACACGGAATTGGTGCTATCGAGAGATCATTAAGCCGTTGCACGATTTCAAGCGCGGCGTCATCAATCCGAAGTTGATTTGTGAGGTGGATTCGTTCAGCAAGCCTCTGCTCATTGATGGAAAGCCGAAACCTGTCATCGAATTGTTCGAGGGTAGCACATACGAGAATGTGGATAACGTCGGCGAAGATTACATCAAGACGATGCTGGCTACCTACACGGGTAGCATGCGCGATCGATTCGTCTACGGACACTGGGGTGCGCTCTCTGGGTTGATTTACCCAACGTTTGACGAAGCCACGCATTGCATTGTGCACGCAGATGCCCTCGAATACTTGCGCCAGTTGAAGCTAAGTGGGTATTCGCCAACATGGATTGAAGGGTATGATCACGGGTTGATGCGGCATTCGTGCTATGGGCTGTTCTTTGCAGATGACGACAATAATGTGTTCCTGTTGGACGGATTCAGACAAACGGAGCAGACCATTGCTGCAAGTGCAAACAAGATTCGTGCAATCCGGGACACCTATCGAATCGATCCGATTGATCTGCGGCCGATCTTTGCCGATCCTGACATCTTCAGGCGCAAGACTGGCAATGCGCAGACGGTTGGTCAGACGGTGGCGTCACTGTATGCCGATGAGGGGATCGACATGCAGCGTGGCAACAACGACATCAACGCAGGGATCGCCAAGAACTGGCAATATTTGACACCGACCGATGATCACGACCATCCTGTTAGCCAGCTAACACCCGCACCGCACTTCTACGTCACCGACGTGTGCGAGTGGTTCATTGATGAGATCACCGAGTATTACTTCAAGCGTGACACGAGCGACGCGGTGACCGATAAGCCAACGGACCGCAACGATCACGCGATGGACATGTGGAAGTATGCAATGACCAATCGACCAAAGCTCGCACGGTTCACTGGTCGCACGGATCAACCGCCAGCGTGGATGAGTTGGCACGAGATTGAACGAGCCGAGCGTCAACCAATCAAGCCGAGGCACAGATGAGATTGTGGAGATGGCTAACGTGTTGGGGATTCTGTCGCTGCCGACTCTACGAAGATGCTGGTGGCTGCGGTGGGCAATGCATCACGTGCGGCAAGATTGTTGGTTACGTCACTCGCGCGACACTGCGCGACTATTGTGATCGGGTAGCACCAAGATGAGTCCACTTCTGCTGATCATCATCGTCATCTTGTTGTTTGGGATAGGCGGTGGGTATTACGGATACCGTGGTGGACACTACGGTGCTGGCGGGTTCGGTGGGATTGGCTTGGTGTTGCTGATCTTGGTCATCTTGCTATTCTTCTATGGTAGACTGTGATGAGCGGATCGTCATATGACCCCACCGACCCGAACGCGATCGATCTCGATGGCGAGGACACGCAACAAGGTGGCCTCGCGCGAGCGTTCACCGAAGCTGGCGTCACGGATGAAGACGACGATGCCGAGCCACCGAACCCCGTCTACAAAGTCATGCCCGACTCGCGCATCCCAGTGTCGAGCAAGCGTGGTTCATTGTGGAAGTCGCGTCGTGACATCGGGCGGCGGGCACTTGGCGATATGTGTGATGCGTGGGACGAAGCTGTTCGTTACTACAATCACGACCAAGCCGAGCACCGAGATGGCAGTCAGACCGGCTACTCAGGCAATCGGTATCTCGCACGGCGCTTGAACGAACGCAACACGTCAACCGAGAACCTCGTGTTCGCCAATGTGTCGTCGCAGGTCCCCGAGTTGTATGCGAAGAACCCAATCGTGTCGATCACTAGCCAACCTGGCGACAGCACCGATCCCAACTATCGACCCGACGGTGAGACGTTTGCTCGCGGTGGCGAGAAGCTGATCAACGCACTGTTCGGGATGAAGGGTGCGCCGGGAGTCAATCTGAAGCCGAAAGCCAAGCGCAATGTGCTCATCGCGTTGTTGATGAACCGTGCATGGTTCGAGGTTGGCTACACACAGAAGGACCAATCGAGTGAAGCGGCCCTCGCCAACATCCAATTCCTGTCGGACAAACTCAAGTCCGCAGATGATGTTGACGATATTCGTGAGACCGAGGCTGAGTTGTTCGCACTCGAAGAACGGATCGAATTCCTGCAACCGAGTGGTCCATTCGTTCGCATTCGAATGCCGTCACAGGTGCTCGTTGATCCTGATTGCAACGACCCTTACGGTTGTGATGCAAACTGGATGCTCGTGGAGGACATGCTCCCGACAGACTACATTAACGCTGTCTACGGACAGCGTGACAAGGACAACAGCGATACAGTGCGATCGATATTCGAACCAACCCACATCCTGAGTGGTGGTTCGTCGGTCGATAGCGAAACTGACATGGGCACCAACTCGTTCAGTCTGTTCAACAAGGAGCAGCCATACAAGTCGTATGGATTCACCGATGAATCGTCGTTCGACAAAGCCAAACGAACACGGATTTGGTGGGCATGGGACAAAGTGACACGTCGATTGGAGATGTATGCCGACAACGATTGGAAGTGGCCGATCTGGGTGTGGGATGATCCGTATGGATTGCAGAACTTCTTCCCATTGACGCCCATGTGGTTCCACGACAATCCCGTGTCCACGTATGCCAAGGGCGAGGTCAGCTACTATCTCGACCAACAAGACCAAATCAACGAGATCAACGACGAGAAGCGGCGTTCGTTGTATTGGGCGCGACGCAATATATTCTTCGATCCCGACAGCGGCGTGACGCAGGACATGGCGAACCGCATTCTCGAAGGACCGAAGCCAACTGCTACACCGCTGAAGGTGCCCGATGGCAAGAAGCCCGAGGATATGTTGTTCGCCATCACGCCACCGAGTACCAACTTCGCGTCACTGTTTGACAAGAAGGACCTCTATGCCGCCATCGACCGTATTGCTGCCACCAGTGAGGCCCAACGTGGTGGTGAGTTCAAAACCAACACGACCAACAAGGCCATCGATTACTATTCGACTATGGGCAACATGCGCATGGACATGCGCCTGGATGCTATCGAGGATTGCATTGCTGACATAGGTTGGAAGATGCTCCAACTGTGTCTCAAGTTCATGGATGCAGCGATGGTTCAGTCGTTGGTTGGCATCGACGTGTCGTCCGTGTGGCACCCGCTCGATCCGCTTGGCGATCTGAACCGCTGGTCCGTGCAATGTGTTGGCGGTTCAACACAGAAGCTGTCATCCCAAGCCAAGAAGCACGACGCAGTTGAGATCGGGCAGATACTCAGTCAGTATGTGAAGGCCGCACCGGCCACCGTGCTGAAGACATCGCTGCGCATGTTCAGTGAAGCGTTCGATGGGTTCACTGTCACGAAGGAAGATTGGGAACAAATTGACGCTGAAGTTGAGAAGACGTTGTTGGCAGGACAGGGTGGTGCACCGGGTCAGCAGCCGATGGCACCGGGTGCACCCCCTGGTGACCCGAATGCAGGAGCAACGCCAGCAGGTGCACCACCCGGCGGACCATTGCAACTCGCAGTCATGGTCACAAAGGCTTTGGAACAATTGCCACCACAAGTGCTGCAAGCAATTGGCGTGGCTTTGGCACAAGGTGCACCACCTCAGGCGATACTAGCGCAGATGATGCAAGCATCTGCACAAGGTGGCGGTGTTAGCGGACCAACGAATGGCGCAGCACCACCAGCAGCACCACCCACAGCACCAATGGGAGCACGCCTACAATGAGTGACACAACTGAAGACTTCATTCTCAGCAATATCCCCGGAGTTGATGATGCGTCCGATAGTGGCGGCGCTGATAGTGGCGGTGGCAGTTCTGCTGATCGCACTGGTGGTGGCACTGGCGGAGAGCAACGCACGACGAGCGCGGAACCGAGTGGGTCAACGCAGAACAACACTAACGAAGTTCGGAGACGTCACGACGGTTTACTCGAACGGCCGAATGAAGCTGATCCGAAGACTCGTGACTTGGTCGATCCGCGCACGGGGCGGGTTGTTGCGCGGGGCGGCATCGAACGTCACGTCTTCGAAGAAGGACAGCGACACGCAAGAGAAAACGCCACCCTCAAACAACAACTGAGTGCATTGCAGGCGCACGTCGGCACCACGAGTGAAGTGAGCCGCGTCGCCAACGAGATGCAACTCAGTCCCGAGAACCAAGTTGTTGCAATTCGTGTGATGGGTGACTTCCTCAAAGACCCAGTTCGCACACTGCAATCGTTGGTCGAGGAAGTCAAGTCCAAGGGCTACGAGATTCCGTTCTTGACACAAGGTGTCACACCGGGGATGGACCTGGGTGCAATTCAGCGCATGATCGATGCCAAATTCGCACCGATCACGCAGGCACAGGAACAACAACGTCAACAAGAAGCGCAACGCGCGCACGTAGGCCAGCAACTCGACACGTTCCTCAACACAAACCCCGAAGCCAACTCCAATCTTGACGTGTTGGCACAGATGATGCAGGCTCAACCGCACCTCACGCTTCATGATGCTTACACGAAGATGATGCGGTGGTCGTATGACAACGGACTGGATTATTCGCAGCCACTGCGTCCGCAGATTGATGCGATCAACCAGCAAGCAGCCCAACAGCAGCCTACTCAGCAGCCGAATGGTCGTCGTCCACTACCGGGTGGCAGAAGCGCGAACTACGGTGCCAACGGATTGGATACGACGCGAGCGTTCAACGAGAATACTCCGTGGGGCGACATAATCCGTCACTCGATGGAGGAATCTGGAATGTCATTCAGTTAGGAGTGTGTCATGCCTGTTGGGACCGTGGTCCCGTTGCTCGCAACGGTTCTCCACTCGACGTTGACCAAGTCAAGAAAGAAGTTGATCATGGCGAGCATCAAGTCGTGCTCGCTGATGGCGTGGGTGTTCGCGAATGACCGTGTGGAATACGAGGATGGTGGTTACAATATCACCAATCCGCTCACGGTGGGACGCAATCCGAACATTGCGTCGTATCGCTACTACCAGCAGTTGCCCATCGATCAGACCGATGAGTTCGACACGGTCGAGTATGGGTATTCTCGTGTTGCCGGCACGGTTATCATCTCCGATCAGGAAGAAGACGAGAACAACGGTGCGGCTGCTATCTTCAAACTCATGCGCGCGAAGATGGATGTTCTCGAAGAGTCCATCAAAGAGAAGTTCTCTTCATATCTATACGCTGTTGGCGGCGGAACCGATCCGCTCGGTTTGGGCACTCTCATTCCAACCAACCCGACAACTGGAACACTGGGTGGGATCAACCGCGCTACACAGATTCAATGGCGCACGTCTGCCTATAACTTTGCTGGCGGTATCGACTCTACCAACATCGAAGAAGTATTCGATGATGTGTTGATGGACTTGACGCTCAAAGGTGATCGACCCACGGTGATCCTCG